CCGAGCCGGATGTTCTGGTTGGGAATTGCGCCGATTTGCGGGCCTGTGAAGCCCATTCCTGGTCCGCTCATCGCTATCTGATCCTCGAATAGTCCACCATGAGGAAACCGCCATCGCCTTCAATGACGGCCTCTGGGATGATTTCTCGTGCCTCGTCGGCCATGACGCCAACATATTTGCCTTCCGGCCCACAGCCTTCCTTGTAGCTGAATTCGTAGATCGGAATGCCGGATGGTGTTTCACCAACGCGCCTGATGTCGCGTTTCAGGCGGCGATCTGACGAAAGAATGGCCGCCGATCCAAGCGATCCGCCCAGACTGAACAGGCTGTTCCACGGGCTTGCTGCCATCTGGGCGTTATAAGCGCCAAGCTGGTTTTGATAGCCAGAGTTCACGATCCCGCCGACATCGGTATTGGCGACATTCTGGGTCGGATAGGCGTTGAACTGCGGGCTTTGAACTTGTGTTCCCGTCATCAGGGCGTTGTACTCATTAAGCGGCTGTGACCGGAGCGCGAATAGCTGGCTCAAGGCAGCCGGACTTGCCTGATTCTGGAGTTGGGCCTGCTGTAGTCCTTCTCCGAAACCTTGCTGATTGGCCTGATTGCCGAACCCGGCCTGCTGGGCTGCCTGACCAAAACCCTGCGCATTGGCGGCATTGGAAAATGCGCCTTGCGTAGCGGCTTGTCCGAACAGCGTATTCTGTTCCTGGTTGCCTGCGCTGATCGCTGCGTCCTGAGCCGACTGATAGGCCTGGTTGCGCTGGAGCGACAATTCTGTCTGCGCCTTGTTCCACGCATCCGAGCCGGGACTGACGCCCTGATTGATGAGCTGGTTATCCAGTTCGCTCTGCTGGTTCTGAAAGCGTGGATCGAGATATTGGCTCTGGGCGTTGTAAGCCGCGTTCTGCGCCTGCTGGATCTGACTCGCGTAATCCCCATTGCCGATCTGGGTCTGGAGCGGGTTGAGCCCGCTGGTATCGATGGAACCGGTCAGGCCGGGCGTGCCGGCTGCATCCGTAACGGACCCCGTGATCTTCGGAATCCCGCTGGTGTTGATCGGCGTGCCCAGAGTGGACGAGACATTCCCCAGTGTCTTGATACCGGTATTGGCAAGCTGTGTTGCACCCTGCGTGCCGAGATTGAGAAGGTTCTGGAACTGGGGATTGAGCGTCGTGCTCTGGCTATAGATCGGCGTGCCGTCAGGGTAATGCCCAGTGATGGTATAGCTGGACGACCCCCACGGCGTGGATTGATTAATTCTGTTGAGTTCGGCTGACTGAAGTGCGGATGCAGTATTAGCAGCCGATTGGGCGGCGACTGTCGCGGTCGGATCAGGCGGCTTTGGGACCGATGGCTTCCCTATGGCACGTACTCCTTAAACGTGTTTCCACGTCTTACGATGTTTGACGCGCCAAATCGCATAGAGCGTCACACCATAGTCGCGGGCAATTTCCGGCAGCGATCTGTTATCTGAGCGAATATCCGGGATGTTCAATTCAGTAAGGATAGCCATGCCATGCCTTGATCCTTTTGACTGGCGATCCTTAGCAACCTTATCCGCTGCATTATCAAATGCAGAACCAAGAAAAAGGTGAGCCGGATTTACACAAGATGGCACATCGCATTTATGACAAACCTCCATACCATCAGGTATTGGACCATTCGCCAAAATCCACGCAAATCTATGCGCGCCGATTTTTTCACGGCGCTTTCGATAGAAAGCCCCATACCCATTCTCTGAGAACAAAGCCTCAGTCCACAGCCAACATCCCGAATTGGGATCGGCCATGTATTTCTGATGGAATCTCGGCTCTGCTGGCTGTGGCTTCGGGCCGCTCATAGAGGCTCCATATTTTTGGCACCACCCCATCCAAGAAGCGGCATTCCTTTTTCAACATTCCGAAGCAAACAATATCCACGCCGTCAGCCCATGCCTCACGTGCCGTGCCTTCTTCGGTAAATCCGGCATGACGCGTTAAGCGTAGCGAGTCGGTATTGTTTGCCGCAACGAGTGCGCCAACCCGCCTAACCCCTAGCTGGACGAAAGGATAGTAAAAACTTGCGCGGAGGAAGTCGCGCGTCATCCAGCGCTTTCCAACCGCAGCCGCGACCGTAAGATCGATTGAGCTGTTTGGGCTAAAGTTAGAATACAAAGAAACTGCAATAATTTCAAGGCGCCGCTCTAGGATCAAGGATGAGAAGTTTTCACCTTCCAAAAACCCGTTGAAGCCAAGAACAGGCCGCGCCCAATCCGCCGCGCGCCGATTCTGCCCCGAGATGACCCTAGAGGACACCGCCTTGCTCCAGCAGGAAGTCGGTGGACATGAGCTGGACTTGCGAGTCGAAGCCAGCCGCCTTGACATAGAGCGCTGCACAGAAGCCGACGCCGGATACCGTCTGCCATTGGCGCTGGATGGTCGGGTCCACTCCCCATGGCGAGGTATTCCATGGCGAGGTATTCCACGGGCTTCCCGATCCCGGCGAGAATGTCGGCTGGGACGTGGGCGGTCTGTCCTCGAAATCCACATTGATGCCGATCTTGGCGTTGATCCGTGCGCTGGCCGAGATGACAGGACGCGCCATCTTCCAGAACTTCTGCTGCCTTGAGCCCATGTAGCTGAAGGCGGTCTTCATGGTGGCTTGGATTTCGGAGCCGTTATCGCTCCACTGGTTTGGATCATCGGCCTTGCCGACATAGCCGTTGCCGCCGAAGTAGAGCACATCGTTGACCACGCAGTAGGTGGCCGAATTCCAGCCTGAGAACGTACACCATGCATTGTTGATCGTGTTCATCACGAATTGCGTCTGCATGACGTTTTCCGCAACCGGAACATTGATGATCAGCTTGTTCCCGAGCGGATAGATGATGCCTTCCCAGCCGAAACTTGCCTTGTACATCTGTATGGCGTTGTTCACGAGAAAAAGGATTTTGTAGGATATGTCCTCGCCTTGGTTGACGCGCCCGATGGAGATTTCCTTGGTCAGAGAAACAAAACCATCCGAGCAGATGATGATGGTATCAGCCCCATACTTGAACCAGCAGCGCCGCCCGACCGGCTGGCCCACACGATAGACGCCAACGAGATTGAAAAGCCCTGCGGTGGCCGGATCAGTGCCGCGATAGAGCAGAATCTCGCCCTCGCTGGACATGAACAGGATGTAATCATCGAAGGTCGAGCCATCCGTGAGCGACGCCGTCATGATGACATGCAGCTGCCCGCCAGCCTTGAAGAACATGCCGAAGTCTATGGAGGATGCTGCGCCGCCAATTGAAGCCGTGGGCAGATACCATGCCCGCGTCGAGCCTTCCTCGACCCAGAAAAGACGATTTTTCCATACCACTGGGCTTCTGAGCTTTGTGGTGGTAACGCCAGTGATGGCCGGTGTCGAAGCGCCATCGACCTTTACCCATGCCGAACCATCGTAATAGAGCGGCTTGTCCACGCCGTTTCCTGCATAGAGAAAATGCCCGCCCGGAGTGCCGACATTGGTATATTCCCAGCGTGCATTGGTAAGACCTGTAACGACCGCAGCCCCAACTGCCCCGCCCGCTGTCGCGTCATAGACGGACGTGTTGGAGATGGCAAACAGCTTCTCGGATGACGGGCTTTCATACTCCATAAGGGTTTCGACCCAATGGCCGTATCCGGTGGACCATTGCGAATAGCCGTTCCTGATGTCGCAGTACGAATTGTGCGGGAACCAGTTATTCAGGACGACCGCATCGGTTTCCGGCATGTTGGCGAGTGCATCAACGGCGTTAAGTCCTCCCGTAGGAGCCTGGATGGTATAGGTCGATGATACCTGCTGTTTCGCAGTCGCGCCGCGATCAATACGCCGTGATGCTACGAGACCGCCATAGCTCACTGGCCGAATCCGGTGTCAGGCAAATTCATGTTTGATAACAAGCGGATACCGTGTTGAGACGAATTAAGCGGAAGATTGCGACTGATGCCTGAGGTGGCCATCTGCAGATCGCGCGCCCTGCAATAGCTGTCGTATTCCTCGCCATAGTCGAGGCCCTTTGCACGGAGGAAACGCCATTTGATACCCAACACCTGGGTATCCTCAGGCCAGACATAGAGATCGCTGTCACTGGCCCATTTGCAGATGCCGTTGGCAGGC